CTGGTCATTGACAAACGTGATCACGCCTGTCGTTGTGTCAATTGAGATATTGCCGTTCGCCACGCCAACTGTGACCGGCGATCCGTTGCGCAAAACAATGACTGTCCCGGAGACCGGCTTGCGAATTCGGCGAGCCTCCGCAAACGTGCCGGACCCATAACGACGCATTAGCTGGTAGGTTGCTACGCCGTCACCTGTTCCAATCGTGCCCTGGTCAATTGTGCCCAGGAACGGTTGCAAAACGCCAGCGGTCGATGCAACTCGATAATCAGACCAATCGCGGAACCTGAACCCATAAGCCGCGCCGCGCATCATCCTGAAAAATGCGAGCAGCTCATCCTTTTGCGCTTCGGTTCTTGGGCTGTGGCTAATGTCGTATCGAGCCCTGGCCTGGGACCAGTTGATGTTGCGACTCTCGAACCCGGCGCGGACGGTAATGATGTCGGTGCTGTACCCCGGCCCACCACTGGCTTGCACCGATATCCGTTCCGGGAATCGCGGGCTTTCCATGAAGGTCATGGGTTATCCGTTCCGCCGTCCGGCCATCGACAACTGACGGCCAACGGCCAAGCCAATCTGATTGGCGGTCTGCCTCGTTACGTTTGTCCCGGGAGGCAGATTAACGTTGATGTTCATAGAGCCGCCACCGTTCGGGACAATCTGCCCACTGCTGCGAGGGACAAACAATTCGGGACCACGCTCGCCGACTAGGTAGCCCATGCCGGCAGCCACAGGGCCGCCCATGGCTCGGGCGCCGCCGAAACCGAACGCACCGCCAATGCTGCTAAAAATACCGCTAAGACTCCCGCCATCGCCAAGAGCCGACTTTAAAGCCTCTGCTAGTTTATTGACGATCAAAAGCTGCGTGGTCATCTTGAGGAGGTCTTGCAAAAGAGACTCAAAAAATGACTTGATACCGCCAGCCCCGCCAGACTCGATGAATCGACCTAGCGAACTGGAAAATGCAAGCGCGAGCTGGTCGGTAGCATCTTTGGTCCGGTCTACTTCGTCACGTATTCCGGCAATGCCCTTCACTGTTTTTTCCAGCTCTTCTGCGGAGAATATTTCGCCAGATGCGAGGCGCGCTTCAAGTCGCGCCGCCTGTGCGATCTTCAAAGCTTCGGCAGTACGGCCAGAGAATTCATCTAACTGCGCGTCAAGCTGGCGTGTTTTTTCAAGCTCTTCTTTCTGGATGCGCGCGAGCTCTTCGCGTAACTCTTTTTCCTGACGAGCCGCTTCGACTCGTTCAATCTCTAAAAACAGAAGCTCTCTTACTTGTGGAGTGTCAATCAACGGATTGGCGCGCAGCGTCTGAATCGCTCGTTCTTTTAGCGATATTTCTTCGATGATGTCGCGCTCACGTTCTAGCTGGCTCACAAACGCGGCCAGCTCACGCCTAGATTCCGATATATCTTCGGCGCGCTCTTTTTCCGTTTTGTCGCGGGTCTTCGGTTTTCTGTCGGGAGGTCTGCCGCCAAGTTCTGGCGGGCCAACAAATTCGCGCTTAGCGATAGTGCGCTCAAGCTCTTGCAGCTTATTTTGTTCAACCTTGAGCTGCTCTAGCAGATTACGCTCAAGGCGGCTGCCGGGCTTTGTGCGCTCCAGCGTTTCGGAAATTTCTTCTATTGCTTTTTGTGTCGTTGCCAACTGAGAATCAAGCGATCCTCGCTTTAGCTCTAGTGTGGCGTTAACGATTCCAGCAATTGACCCTGCGACACTCAGCTTTAGCTGGTCCCAAGAAGCCGACAGCTTGTCGATTTCATTTTGCAGCTTGCCTGCTTCTTCAATGGCGTCACGCGATACACCCCCAAACTTTCTTAGACCATCGGAACCTTCCGACAAGAATGTGATGAACTTGGCACCGCCGCGACCAAAGGCGTCGCGCGCCAATGCAGTTTTCTCAAATCCGTCTGCGTACTTTGCTAGCGCATCGGCAGCACGCTCTAGCGCGCCTTCAGTTGTGAGCGTTCCGGACCGAAGCTCGCCTAAGCCAATGCCAAGCGCCGCGACGGTGCGCTCCGCTTCCTCGCTTCCGTTCCGGGCGTCCTCAAGTACCTGGGCAAACTTGCTTAGACCACCAGTGAGTTCTTCCGACGACACACCGGCCGCGCGCGCGGAGAACTGGAAAGCAGACAAATCTTCTGCCGACAGTCCGATCCCTTTGGCCGTGTCTGCCAGATCGTCAAGCGTGCTAACAAGACGGGTGACACCGGCAATAGCAGCGGCGCCGCCAAGGCCAGCAAAGGCAGCGCCAAACGAAGCGAATGACGCTGCGGTAGATTCAACGCTACCACGCAAGCCACGAAATACGGCCGACGCACGGTCTTCGGCCGTGACTACGATGGTAGTTTTATTTGTCATGCTGTTTGGACGTTAGTTGATCGCGCACGTATTGCAACAACTCCCAAAGCAGTAACGGATCATCGACCGGATGAAGCGCCAAATATAACGGCATCCGCTCTGGCAACCATCCGCCGCACCATCGCCACGCATGATATACAGCGTGCGTATCGGCCGTGAGTGATGGCATCGCTGAGCTGGCAAGACTTGACAGGCCTGCTGAAACAATCTGGCCTTGATGCGCCTGGCCCCGCTCCCAAACCAGGCGCGCGTCTAGTTTTTTCTGGCGGCCTCTATGCGGGCCGCACGTTTAGACAGGCGATCAAGCAGGGCATCACGCATTGATACCGCCTCGACCGGGTTAGTGTCCAAAAGCAATGGCACTAGAGCACGGTCGAACGTCACTTCGGGCGACGGTTCTTTGGGCAAGTCGGGGATCAAATCGGACTCTACGATGCCCGACCAGCCGACTACGCATTGTTCAAGCAGCCCCCGGAAAAACTGAACGGCTCCAGCGTCACCAGTAACTCGCCCAGCCGACGCGATTTCCAACTCATAGGCCGTTGGCACGCGAAGCACAATTTGTGCGCGCGGACCCAATGCAAAAGAAAATTCCCGCGCCTTGTTGGCGGCTGCAATCAGTCGTTCAATCTCGCTCATTAGGATTGATACTCCGAGAACCTAGCGGAGAGCGCGACGTTAATAGTCCGCTTTAGAACCTGATTAACCGCAAAGGCTGGCGCCGCGCTGAAGCTCCACACACCAGTACCCACAGCGCGCGGGATGCCTACGGCGTCACGGATGCGAAGAGGGCGATTTGCCAAAGAGTCAGCAGCCGAACGCACCTGAGTCCAAAAAGTCATTGACTGGTCGTCGTCTACAGTGAAGCTCACATCAATGGGCGTCTGGTTTGTGGGGAAGCGAAATTGCAAGGGGTTATCAATGTACTGCCCATCTTGGAATTGTTGCTCCCCGCCGGTCACACTGAGCTCGTTAATCTGCTGAAGATCGGTCCAAGTAAGAACGGCGCGCAGCGTGCCGGCGCCCTGTCCTGCTGGGAACGTGGTTGTGTTGCTAGTGTCGCAGCCTTCAAGCGTAACGTCATTAGTCGCTACTGCGCTGACCCTAAAAACGCGGCCGACCAGACGACTCCAGCCGGAGCTAAGGATTTCCACAAAGTCGCCTTGCGCGGTTCCGTGGCCGGCGGCGAGCGTAGCGACTGCGTTGGCAGCGTTGCTAATGCCAGTGATATTGGCAGTAGTGCGGAAGGTCGCGGCGATGGAAGGGACGCTTCCGTTAACGATGATGCGAGGCATGTTTTCTCCTGGTGTTGCGGTTACTCGGTGTGCATAACACGGTACGTCCAAACCTGTCCGAACTCGTCTAGCTGTGGCTCGAACTGGTCGCTTCCTTCTGACTCGATCACGATATCAAGTACCGTGGTTCCGCCAAAGGTTCCTTTCTTGCCGTTAAGAGCTACGCGCACGGCTTCGCTTAGAGTCTTTAGTTGGGTGTAAGTGCGCGCGACGATGAGCACGTCAATAAGCCCATCTACTCGACGAGTTGCTACCTGATCTAGAACTGGTTCACGCTCTGCACTTTGCTTTGTGTAGACAATGAGCGGCGCAGCAGCTTCTTGCGGAGCGGCGCCCCCGTAGATGCGCGCAGCCGCACCACTTCCAACAATCGCAGTAACGGCGCCGTCGGCATCGAGTAAGGCTTTGATTGCACGTTCTGCGCGCATTAGCGTTCTCGGCCCGTAGTTAGAAACAAGTCAACGCGGTTGTTAACGTATTGGGCAAACGCATTACTTGCGGCGGCCTCAGATTCACTGGCCGCGCGCTCCATAAAACGGCGGCCTTGGAATCCTGGGTGCTGCACCTTTTTGACTAACACGCGGCCGCCCAAGTTGAGCGCCTTGGCTGCCCGAGTGACGCTGATTTGGTGTGGCCTTGCGCCGCTCTCGACAATGTTGGCGTAGTACGCGAGCTTGCCGCCTGCTTTGACTGTGCCCTCTATCCGGCCGTTTCTAAACGCTCGGGTACTCACCCGTATAGATCGGCGCAGATTTCCGGTGCGGCCAAGCGGAGCAAGATTGCGCGCAACGCCACGAATGACAGCAACCGCCGCCCGCATGCCGCCGCGCATAATGTTGCGACGTAGCCTTTCGGGGAGCGCGGAAAGCCGTTGCTTCAGAACATCAAAGCCCTGAAGTTTAATGTTTAGCTGTACGGCCATTGGTTGCCATTATGTTGTGCGCCACTCAGCACACATAATCTGTAGCTCGTCGTCTGCCTGCTGCAAGTTCATGACAGCAGTAATTTGCAACATTCGGCCGCCGAAATTAATCCGCATCTTTGGGGTGATGCCAGCTACAAGGCTGCTGTAGCGGATGCGAATGCGCGTGGTCAACTCGCTCTGCTGCTCTTGATTGACGAAAAATTCGCGGCCTGATAGCGGCTCTACCGCTGCCCATACGGTTGCCACAGGCGACCACGTTTTGACCATTGTCCCGTAGTCTGCGTCACGCACTTCTACCGGCTGCTCAATGGTGATGCGCTGGTCTAGCTTGCCGGCCCTAATCATCAAGCGCTCCAAACGCGATACGGGTCGAGCAATTGGTCAACGAAACTAAGGCGCTCGGCTATCGTGCCGATCACCGTTGCTTCGCGGCTTGCGTACATGTCGCCGATGGCAAGCAGCATCCATTGCTTAATGGACTGCGGCACGGCAGCCGCTGTGCCATAGCCCGCCACGTAGTCGATTTGCACGGCGTTTGCTTGGTCCCTTGTGGCAGGCCAAGAAGTGCCGTAGACCGGCAGCAACCATGCCGGCTGCGATACAGTATCGACTCCGTATTGCATGGTCGATAGCGTCACAGTATTTCCTGACGCATCTACATATTGCACAGCGGAGATGCTTTGCACTGGCGGCCGTAGAAGCTCAACGCCATCACTACCTGACGGGAACGCATCAAGCGTTAGGCGCAGCGTCTGCGTGATTAGTGCGCGGCTGGTCTGGTGTTCAGCCGACTGTCGAGCGGCGACGATAAGAGCAGAGATCAAAGCATCGTCGTCACTGCCATCAACGCGCAGGTGAAGCTTGGCATCGCTCAGGCTGACCGGCTCCGATGCCGGCTCTTGAATTACCCGTACTCGCATGCCGTCCCCTACCGCCGGCCCAAATTAGGCCGGCCGCCAATCTGATTGCCTAAGTGCGCCGCAGTTGGGCGCA